CTAGCTTCATCAACGTTGGAAAGAGGGGGGACAGTGCTTTTTTGAATTTGGGACAGACTCCCCCTAGTCTCAAGGGCACTAAAACCCTTGGTATATCTAGCTTCATCAACGTTGGAAAGAGAGGGGACTTTATGTTGTTTTAACCCCCTTTTTAATAGGGGGTTGGGGGAAAGGAGTAAAAACTATGTCTAGTAATGAAGATATTTTGAAGAGGGAGAAGGTTGATTTAGAGCAAATACCAAGCGATGCCATTGCCTACTATACTCCCCATAGCCAATCACGAAAAAGGATATATTTTAGCAAAGACACATTATTGCTTATGTATCATCTTGTACGTCTAAAATACTTTTCACGAGATATGATTTTTGACCAGTATTATATTCTGACAAAGAAGAAGTTGAGTAAGCGCGTGCTCTACTCTCTTATTGGAAATAAGACCATGCCTATCACAAGCTTCAGTGATGATTACAGAATTATGAATGTCAAATTTTTTTATGTCTCTAAGTCTTTTACAACATGGTTACTTAACATTGTTCATGAGATACCAGAGTTCATAGAACTGATGGAAGTTACAGAGTATGAAGGTTCACATTATAGTCTTGTAACGAATCGTATTTCTGGTGGTAAGAATGGGATAAAAAAAATAAATCCTCATGATTATAATACTAGAAAATTGTGTCTCAAAATTGGGAGGGAATTGATTGATAGATTACCCGATATGTCACCAAGAGAATTAAATATCTCTTATTTCTTCCCAACCAATAGAGAACTAATATCAGTGGTGCCAGATGCTGTAATTTTTGTCCAAGGTGAAAGGTATTATTTAGAGTATGATAGGAATACAGAGCAACACTACAAACTATTGGCTAAAATCATTGGCTATTTTGAAGAAACGTACTACGCAGGTGATAGCATCTTCTTTGTTTTTGACAATATTGCTAAACCTAGAAATAATCTCTTGCATGAGCGAGTAGAGAACTTTATCTCTAACGTCAATCAAATAAAGTATAACGATAGTGGCCTTACTTATTTTGAACAAGCACAACGAAATCAAGTGAGCCTTTATGCCTTACCATTTGTAAACAGTGTTTCTCAAATAACTGAAAAAATAATTGATGATATAATGCAGGATCAAGAACAAAACGAAGAGGAATTGATACAGCAGTTTAAAAAAGCAAATGTAGTTCCTTATGAAATAGTTTCAGTTGAATTTGCTGAGAATATAGATGGTCCTTTTGATTATTTATTGACTTATATTGATGACTATTTTGAAAAACAAAAAATGCCACTTGTTAAAATGTATTATGGAGATGTCAGCATGCCTTCATTTTTAGAAACTCTTTATCAAAATTTCAAAGATGATTACCAAAAATGCGGTGTAATTTTTTCAAAGGAAATCACTCAGCAATATTATCCATTGCCACACGATGATTTCTTTACTTCGCTTTACATGTAAATTGTTCTAGGAAATATAGGTCAAAAAGATTTGACTTTTTTTCTAGTTATCGTTTAGAATAAAGGTACAAGTAAACGGAGTTGGAGAGAGGAGAAAAACATGATCTATATTCATCGATTTCTAGGAACATGGCTAGATAACAATAAAGGTCCTAATAAGAAAGATATTCTTTCTAAAGCAGTAGCACCGGGAAGTACAATTTATGAGTATTTAAAGCAGTATGGGATTCGCAAAAAATTTATCCAGGCATTAAGAGCTGGTAGCTATTTTTATAGTGTTCCGAAGGAGGTTTCTATTGAGGATACCAGAGCAGATAGGTATTATCGAATGGAGATTGAAGAGGATAATCTAGTGACTAACTATAGTGCTTATTATGGAAGTGGAACAGCTATATATTCTAAGTATCTTTTTAGTAACATAAAGATTCGTTCTATTTACGAGTATGAATCATTGGATTTACTTCTTGATGAGCTAAAAGAAGAAGTGGAATTGACTATCAGCTGCACTTACAACCCCTGTCATGTGCTTTCTAGTGAGTTAGGTGAATTTAAGGCTTCTATTGAGCTTGGTAAATTATTCTTGTCTATGAAGCACGCGCCTAATGAACGTAAACCAATTGCAGAAATTGAAATTTAAAAGGAGTTAAATATGAATGACAAAGAATCGAATGTAGTAGAAGAGTCTATTGTTGAGGAGCGGTCCCTGAAAGGAATTAATTTTTTAGATAAATCTCTCATGGAGTGTATTGAGCTTATAGCTGAATACGATGCGTCAAAGATGGAACTTAAATTGCCTATAAGTGAAACGCAAGACATGGTTGTCAATATCGAAATTGAAATTGTAGAAAAATAAAAAAGCAGTGAATTACTCACTGTTTTTCTATTCCTAATAAGTCTAGTAGAGTAGAAGCGGCGCGTGATTTATTTAAGCATGTGTCTCTTATCTACTTACTATTTTTATCGATCCATACTTGAACTTTTTCCAGCGTTTCAACCGTTATGTTTCTAAACGATCTATCCTTCTTTCTTAATCTAGTAATTGTAGATTGTGGGATGCCTGTTTCTTTAGCTAATCGATATGCTGAGATAGTCTTATCTGTTAGCACCGTTTCTATTTTTTGGGTATCTATTTTCAAATTTTATCTCCTATTCCTTTTGAACTATACTAGTACATGATTGTTATGGATAGTTTTTAGGACTGGTTTTCTTTCATCTTCTCAAAATAAAACTTTCCGTTGAATGGTTTGATTTTAATAATTCCATAATCTAAACCAAGTCTTGCTATAAATGGCTTACTGATTCTTTCATGTAATGTCGTTAGCTGTTCTCTAAACTTTTCTAATGAAAGTGTAGACTTATAGAAATTGCACTGATAGCATGCTGGCATATAATTATCAAAACTATCTTCCCCTCCTAAATAGTGAGGGTGTAAATGATCCACTCTCAAAGTTTTCAGGTCTAAAACCTTACCGCAATACGCACAGTGCCCGCCGTATTTATCTAAGACTTTTTGTCTAGTGGTTTTAGATATGCTTTTCCGTTTCAATCTGTTTCCTCCTCAAAATAACTATAAAATTTGCTTAAATTGATAATAGCAACCTCTTCAACAGAATGCTTTCCGATATCAAAGCTTGGATCGTTTTTTCCAAACTCTTTTTCTATAGCTTTTTCAGCTAGATCAGGTAAATCGAATATACTTGCCCCATTTCTTAAAGCGAGCGCTTGCCCATATTCGTTCACTACTTGATAACCTACCTTAAACGGTCTGATTTCCTCAGGGATTTTTATGCCTTGACTTTTAGATTTTTGCAGCATTATTCTACCTCCTCATTTTTTATTGATTCATAAGCTCTTTTATAAGCATCCAAATAGAGAAGCACTATTTCAGACACTTTTTTACCAGCGGATTCGAGAGTTTCATAGTATTCTGAATCTTTTTCTTTTAAGAATCTTCGAACGCTATCGGTAATATGTTGAAACCCATAGCAATCATTAAAATACTCAAATAGTTCATCAAAATAATATTGATCAATGGCGTCTAATTCTTCATATCTCTTATTTTCAAAGAAATACTCAAGAATAATTTTTTTAGCTTCCTCTACATCATAAACAAAAAGATTACGACTAGAGGCTTTGATTTTTTCGATAAAATATCCAGGGTTATTTGTGAAATCCTTATAGAAATCTTCCCAATCACCCATATTATTAAAATTCACTGCAACCAGCTCTCCAAAATCCCCTGTGATGGCTAATGATGAATTTTTCTTATCGAAAATATATCTTAGATTATGCATTCGATTATATTCTAGACTGTAATAGTCAATGATTGTAATATCATCTAATTCGATTTTTTTAGCAATGTGTTTGTTAAAATAGTGTGCAAATGAACTCATTACTTCACCTCATCAATTTCTTGCTCTCTCAAATACTCATTGAACAAATCTTCATCAAGTATTCCATTTTCAATTAAATTCTCAACCGCAATTTCAATTTTAATTAAACGATTCAATTCTTTGTTAGGCAATGTGGCCATAATAACTTCTTCCATTACTCTACCTCCTGAACTTTCCAACCAAGAATATCCGCAGCCTTTTGGGCTTCTTCTTTTGTGTTGAATTTCTTGACATACTCCATTGTACCAGGTTGTTCATCCACTAGTATGACAATTTCAATATCTTCTTGATAGTTTTTGAAATACAAATGATTGCCATCTGTCACTACATACTTTCTTCCCTGAATCTCGTAGCCGTCAAGCCAAGCACGCGCAAATACTTCTTCATTTCTTTCTAGCCAATCAGCGCATTCTTTGAAGTTATAGCAATAATCCATTGCATGAAATAAGCTATATCCATCTGTTTCCTTACAGTATTCAATTTTTTCAGCAATTAGCTGCGGAATTGTGACTTTTTCAGGTCCGTCTAGCTTTTTTAAATCATTGATAAGATCATTGAAAATCTCTAACGCACCTAAATTTAACACCCCGTTTAGTCGATCTGTATATTTGTTAATCAATTCTTGTTTATGCATCTTTCTACCTCCAATTCCTTTTCTAAAGTAGTTTTATTTGTTTTTCATAATCATTGAGCCTTTGTTGAGCAAGGTTAAAGATGCTTTTGTCAAGCTCACAACCAACATATTCAAAACCTAACTCCTGACAAGCAATCAAGCTACTTGCTGAACCGACATGAGTATCAAGAATCTTATCTCCGGCTTTTGCGTAGTTTTGCAGCAACCAGAAATAAAGATTGATGGGTTTTTGGGTTGGATGAATTCTAACCTCATTCAAAGCCTTGTTTCCTTGCTGGATATGACCTTCGGATATTGACTTCCCTTGCATCATGCCATTCCACATATAGCGAAATAAGCGCGTGCTATCATGTAAACTGGAGTACGCCAACTCACAATCTGAAAAACTTGAATGAGTATTAACCTTGTCCCATACGATACGGCCAGAACCGAAAGAGTAGTTGTTGAAGTAGTTCACGCCCCAAATAATTTGATTTTTTGAAACTCTAAATAATTCATCAAAATAATCTTTTCCTGGAACTTCCCATTTAGTTGTTTTGCCGTACAATCTATGGACCCCTATGGGACTGATTTTGTTCCCATAAAATTTTCTTTGTTCTGGACCAGAAAAATATGGTGGATCTACAATAGCTAAATCAAAATAGTTATCAGGATATCTTTTCATGACATCCATACAATCTTCGTTGAGAAATAATTTCAAGTTATCACCTCACTTCAATTCCTTTGCGATAGCAGCGATAACACTCACAGTCACGCTGTTTCCTGCTTGCTTGTATAGCTGAGAGTTGCTGTTTACTTTTTGCGCCTTGTCAAAAGCCCAATCTGGAAATCCTTGTAATCTCCAACATTCTCGAGGTGTTAGTTTGCGAATACGATAGCCATCGGTTACTCCAAAACTACCAGCCCGAACAGTGCTACCTCCACCACTTGATGTTAATGTTCCAACCTCATCTTTTGTGATTTTGTTGTAAAAGTCTATAATTTTGACCAGGTTATTCTCTTGATAGCTATTGCTAGTCAGAGTAGGAGCGATGTCATGTTCTCCACCTTGATTATAACCGTGTGCTCTTTGGATAATTTTTACACCCTCCCCTTTATTTGTTGTGAGTGTGGGAGCCAATCCAGTTGAATCATAAACCTCTCCATTCATCCCATTTCCAGAAGGATGGATGTTTCCGATGGACCTCACTTTCTGCGATTTACTTTCAACAATGTACGCCCCTGCGCCTTGTGAGTTTCCGTATCTGGTTGTAATGGTATTGCTGTACGGTTCTTTGATTGAAGTAGCTTGCTGGCCACTTTTTGAGAGAGGAAAAACTCTTCTGGTACATTCTCCTCTAAGATGGCCGACAATGAGCACGCGCTCCCTGTTTTGGGGGACTCCAAAATTTTTGCTGTTAATATTTTCCCATTCCACATTGTACCCCAATTCATCCAAGGCTCCGAGGATGGTCTCAAATGTAGCTCCTCCGTCATGGTTGAGGAGTCCTTTGACGTTCTCAAGGAATAGATATTTAGGTCTGAGAATAGATGCGAACCTTGCAATTTCAAAGAAGAGACTTCCTCGTGTATCTTCAAAACCTCGTCTGTTTCCTGCAATGCTGAAAGCCTGGCACGGAAATCCTCCACAGATAATGTCCACACGTCCGATTCTTCGAATAGACTCATCTGATACTGCTGTGATGTCATGTAGTTCTATTTCTCCTTTCGTATCGTGTATAGCTTTGTAGCTAGCTCTTGCAAATTTGTCTATTTCGCAAAATCCTATACATTCGTGACCAGCGGACTCCATACCAAGACGAAAGCCACCGATACCTGCAAACAGATCTAGAAATTTCATATGATTTTTAATTTCTTTCATCATTAAACCCCAAAAAACAGTGGCTACAAATAGTCTCATCTCTATCCATCCACCAACAACTGCCCCATTTTTCGTCAATACAAGGGGTAGTCCAAGTGCAGCCACATACGTTACAAATTCCTTTTTGAGATGGTTTTTCTTTCTTATCCACCTCTACGTTCGTCGAATCAAGTGAAGTTTGATTTAAAAGTTTTTCTTGCTCTGCAATTCCCCTTGATTCTGCAAGAGCAATGAGCTGTTCCTCATAGTAAAGTTCTTCCTCTGCTGAAACTTCTGAAAATAAGTTTAGCGGTTCATCATCAATTCTTTTAATCACTTCATTATCCAAATATTTACCATCATCGCTTAGAGCATCATAATAATACATACCTGGTAATATGTCATAACCATTTACACTTACTGAGCCTAACTCACTCATAACAGCAAGTTTTTCTTTTGGTGTGCTTCCCTTGCTTTCAAAATTCTTCAACAAAATGTCTTGATGATATTCTTTGTCTTCCAACAACCATGCTTTTCCTTCAGGAGTCTGCAAATAGTTTGCTCCTGCCTGTAACATGGACTCTAAATCACAGTATTCTTGATTGTTAAAGATATAAGATGTAATTATTTTTCCTTTCAAGACTTATCACCTCTCATTTTCTTTTTTTATAAAACTATTATACCAAAATAGTTGCCGTATGGCA